GCATTGCTGATTTCATTTCTAGTGATCTGGTCATTGGGTTCAAACAGGTATTGCTTGCCAATTTCTTCCAATCTACCACGCATGAACGCAACCAAGCGTGCCACATTGATACGATCCAGTGCAGATGCTTGTCCATATATGGTCTTGTTACCAAAGTTTGTGATACCCACACCTGGAATAAAAGTGATTGGGTTGATGTTGTTCAAGTATTCAACATCACGCAGGCCTTGATTGTTACCAATGGTGTTAAACTCACCAGTAGCGGAATTGATATAACCAATTCTAGCAGCATTGTCAATCACACCACGACGTGTACCAGCTGGTGCCAACCATGGATAGCTCACTGCGTCGCTGCGAATTATGGTACGAACCATCATGTGACTTGGTGCTGTGACCACAGCACTACCACCTAGGTCTGTGGTCTGGCAACTGGGATAGAACACAGCAGCGTATGCCGAACTGGTTGTGAGTCCATCACCTGCAAACAGTCCTGTCCCGGCGCCGGCTCCACCATTATCTGTGGCCCAGGCCACAAGGTCATTACCATTTGGTCCTAGACGCATAGGAGTATCTCCTACCACGAAAGCAGTATTATTGCGTTCGTTGCTGAGTGCTATCATGTTAGGGATCAGTTCAGGATATGCGGTACAAGCTATGAGATTGAATTGTGCTTGTTCTTCACGCAGTGTCACACTGGTATCAATTCCTGATTTTAGTGCAGCAACGATCAAAGTACGTTGAGCAAAACGGCCCATGTTTGGTGATCCATCTACTCGATTGCCAGAAGCTGTGACCCAAGAATTGGTTTCCAATAGATCCCAGTAGGAAGTCTGTGTGGCTGGGTTTTCATTGCTACCAGCCTGGATTGCCACATACAACACAGCATTATACAATACCTGATCTCCCACGGCATAGGTGGTGATACTGTTCCAGGTAGGATAGCTGAAACTCTGAGCATTGAAGTAATCAACTTCAAAGCTCTTTACGTTGAATCCTGAACGACGTGTGTTGAACAGTAACATACCTGTTGGATATAGAGCAGGATCGGGTGCGTCTGCATCCAAATAATCGCTGGTCAGCAGTGATGTGATGCTGGGCAAATCTCCAGTGATAGGATTCACAGTGCCTGTGGTGCTCCAACGAGCATCTGCAAACAACACGCCATTTGATGTTTGTTGATCGGTGTTGTCAATCAGTACCCACTGATTCACATCATCCACTTGTTGCCAACGCTTGATCACTGGATAGATTTCAAGATCGCTTGTATCAATCCAGATATCGCCGTACACCAACGCAGTACCGTCGGTCTGTGTGGTAGGTGCTGTGGCAGAAATAATTGGTCCAGTTGGATTGGTATCCGACAGATTGTAACCACGTGTGTCATTGGTTTCATTCTGATATCCCACCCATCCAGAACCACCCTGGATCATGATATCCACTTGATTGGTAGTGGAATAATACCAATATCTGCCATTTGCAGGATCTTGATCAGGTGCGGTGGCACTTGCTGTGTACACCAGTGGAATCCATCCACTAAGTTGCAAGAAAGCGTTTTGATTGTCGTCCACGATGTTGCGGCAACCTGTAGTGCTGGTGGAGAATCCAGCAGCACCTACGGCAGTGCCTGAACCAACATTTTGCAACAGGATTACGCCACCGATGCTTTGTGTGAGCACAATGGCACCAGTACTGCTCACAGTAGCAACCACATTTGGCAAACCTGCAGAACTCACCGCAGTAATAAATGCCGCTGCATCGGTGCCGTTCACTGTGACAGTAACTGTGCTACTCAGCGAAGTAGAGTTTGCCAGGCTTGTGGTGATAGTGAACTGATTACCATTGGTGAATGTAGGTGTGCTGGTGCTGCCAGTTACTATAGTAGCACCTGCTGGATTGCGTTCAAATATCTGCAGAGTGTAGGTACTGTTGTAAGGCAAATCATTTTGTATTTCTGTCCAGTATGTAGTTGCAGTAACCGGATTCTGATTTGTTCCGTTCTGTATAGAAATATATGTTAGAGTGTTGTATATCACTCGATCTCCAACCACATATGCTGTGCTGCTGCTCCATGCAGATACTCCGCTTGCAGCAGGATCCACATTGTATTGTGTGTAGGTGGTGCCTGCAGGAATATTCTTTCCGCCACCTGTGGCGTCCAGTGCAGCATTGGCATTCCAGTCATTTTGATAAACCAGAGCAGACTGTGCAACCCACACACCCAATGGTGTGCTGTATTTTTCCACGATCAGGGCAGTACCGAGATTTTGTGCAGTGGTCTTGTTCCACACGCTGCCTGTAGGGCGCGGAGTGGTGTCAGTGGCTCTCCAACGTGGGTTTTGATAGCTGGGGCTTTGTTGCAGACCAGGTGCGTAATATGTGGTATCTGCGGTAAGTCCCAATGTAGTCAACAATCCTGATGTTGATCCTTGAGAACTGATCAATATCAAACCATCGTCCTGGGTTGATCCATCCGCTGTGGCCTGGCTGTCAGCAAACAAGCACAGTTTGTTATCAATCACAGCAGAATACACACCAGTGATATTGGCAGTGTTAATAGCAGCACTAAGACCTTGCACAGTGTTGTTAGTTGACACAGGAACTGCTACCGAGGTACCATTGATAACAATAGTGTTACCTGCGGTAAGAGTTGTGGTCACTGCATTGGCTCCTTGCACAGCAGGGTAGCTCAGCTTCCAATCATCACTTCCAACCAACACCCAGCTGTTATACAAACCGCTAAGAGTGGTCGAATTGCCTGTTGCAGCTACCACTGCGCCATTCTTGTAATACACTGGATTGGCTGTGTTGGTGGCCACCACGGTGTAATCACCGATCGCGCCGTAGTCTTGCAGTGGTACTCCAAAACTGAGTTCTGTAGTGCTGGTGATCACGCTAGGTGTTATACTGGTGAATGCACCTGTGGTCTGATTCCATTCAAAGATACCCCATTGAGTCACGGCAGTATTCAACCAATATGTGCCATTGTCGGGTTCACCTGTGGGGCGGACCAAGGTAGCAGTGAGTTCGGTAAGATCAATGTCCGCACGTTGAACATACGCACGATTGGTCACGCCCAGTGCAGAAAAAGCAGCCAATAAGCCGTATTCATTAAGTTCGTAACCATTGATGGGTGTGCCTGCTGTGGTCTTGTAGAAGAATGGGTTGCCAAATGTGGCCGAAAGATCACGTTGACTGGTGATCAGATACACACGATTTGCGTTGGCTGCTAGGGTTCCTGCTGCTACACCAACTCCTGAACCAGATACTTTGTTCTGTGCTGTGGCAATCAAAAAGTAAGGTACTGAATTTGTGGCTGCTGGAAGGTATTGACTTTCGTCAATAACTGTGACTTGGACTCCGGGTGATACTAGTGCCATGGTGGCTCCTTTAAAAACTGTTGTAGATATTTATCGGATGCCTGCAAAACCAGGGGTGTTGCGATGCCCTTTGCAAAGGTTTGGGTGCTAAATATGCCATGAGACCCATGTGTACCGCCTGCAATCAACGCCCAGTGGCTGTGAACTATCGTCGAGACGATGTCACACACTATAGATCTAGATGCGATCACTGCATCCGGCGAAACAAGAAGATCAAGCCACCGGAGGCACTATGGAAGAAAGCAGGATACAAGAAAAAACTCACATGCGATCGATGTGGGTTTCGACCTAGATATGCTAGCCAAGTCTTGGTATATCACATGGATGGCAACATGCGGAATGTTGCCCTGAACAATCTCAGGACTGTGTGCCTGAATTGTGTGGAGGAAGTCAGGCGGCTAGACGTTCCTTGGGTGCCAAATCCACTGCAAGCAGATCGCTGAGTTGCTGATATAAAGCATCCACTGTGGAATTGTTTTCTACAACATGATCAAAAGTGGTTCCTGCCCAGGAGTATTCACTGGCATGAATACCTTCTGAATCCAGCCAACGCTGTGCTGCTTCATCACCATGATTGGCCTTAGCTGCAATGTCATACCAGTGCGGAATCATCCCACGTTGGACCCAGATCACACGCCCGCCTTGATTCTTGATAGCGGCCACTTCATTGCGGAATCTGCAGTCTGAGATCACGATATTGTCCGAACTTTTCCGCAATTTATTTTCCAAACTAGCGATCCAGATGTCTGTGTGAAAAGCATTTCTGCCCACTTCTGTACCCCAATGTTGCAGGATCCAGCGCGGAGTCAAGTGTGGCATGCCAAGACGTTCGGCCCACCAAGGATCCACTTGTTCACGCCACTCTCGAGCGGATCGTGTGCGACCTTCAAGTAGTTCTCGATCCCAACCAAACACCGCTGCCACAGCATCCTTGAGCGTGGCTGCAAATGAATCTCTTCGAAAACCGTGAAAGTTCACAAGATAATCAGCAGCAGTGTCTTTGCCTGCGCCAATGAATCCACAAATTCCAATGATCATACCAGTTCCTTTATATTCAGATGTTTCAATGTAGCCTGTAACAGATCGATCTGTCTGCGGCAATCTTCCAATGCATGGTGGCTGACAGGCGGTTTGCCCAGGCCTGGATACAGAGCATAAACAGTTCGTGCATCTCTTACTCTGTAGTATTGCCAGGGCAGCGGGCGGTGAAAACTCTTGTAAGCATGCTCAAGAATGTTCATGTCAAATGTGGGCCCGTTGGCCCAGATTGATTTTGATCGCCAGATCAGTTGACCCAGTTCTTCTAATGCTGCGTCCAGTGGAATTCGGTTATCCAAACCAAACGCTTCTTCCTGTGCCTCTGCGGGTTGTGTGGCCCACCAATCAATGGTACCCTGTTCGATGTTACGGTCAGGTTGGCTATCTGGATCAATTCGAGCATAGAATTGTTGTGTGTGATAGCCGGTGCCCAGTGGGTCAAACGACTGGGCAGCGATAGTTAGGATGCAGGCTTCCGGTCCGGTGCCCACCGTTTCAATATCAATCATTAGATCAGCCATGTGCTGATTGTAACAGATCAATTGGTTGTTGTCAACTACCTATCCAATTGACCAACCAGGACCCACGCTCAAACTGTTGAGTGCAAATGGAGTTGATGAGCTGAACGTCGGTGAAGCATTGGCTGTAACGGTATACGGGGTCCCACCGGTATTTGCTGTGCTGCTATCGTTTAGATATGCGCTGGCATTGGTCGAAAGTAGCAGTAGCTGTGTCCCGGCTATATTCAGCAATGGACTTTTTGGTGGATTAAATCCGCCAATCGGATAAGCTGCTACACCATTCACGTATCTTTGATTGGTAATTGTGCCGGCCAATCGATACCCAGCAGATGAGTTATCATATCCAACAGTCATTCCAGTTGATGTATAGGTAACCACTGTGGTTGTATCTGTGGTTTTTGGTATCACAATTCCGTTCACATACATATTCACCACTGTAGAACTGCTACGCATTATACAAAAGTGATACCAAGTGCCTGTTGCAATAGCAATAGGAGAAGTTCCACTCCACAGCGGGGTGACACCTTGCCATCCATTAAAGATACTGTTTCCTGATGGTACGCCTTGGATAAAAAATCGAAAATCGCTGCTTTGGCAAGTGAGACTCATAAAACTTCCATTCACAGGAAGTAACGAAAAATTTGCAAATAGTTCAATGGTAAAAAGAGCAGTTCCTAGCGTGATAGGACCCGTGGTGTTTAAGTATTGACTTGTGCCATTTAAAACTGTACTGCCACCGGTGGACACAGACGTGAGACTGACCGGCATTGTTTATCCAATCACAAAGGTTAATGGTTGTGAACCATCCACATAGTTCACCAATTGCTTGATGAGATCTGCCATCTCTTCTTTGGCTTCGGATTTCATAGCAGCACCATTCAATGTGCCGCCTCCATTGGGTCCGGCGATAGTGCCGAATTTTTCGCGGGCTTCACCAATGATCATCTTGCAAGCCGCCACAGTGTAATCTCTGATCCATTGCTGGATCTGAAAATCGCTTAATAACTGGATCTCGGGTTTGAGATTGTAGGTCCATAACAACACAACTTCACCGCCACCGGATGGATTACGAATGATTTGCAGCTTCTTGGTGACAGGATTCCAGGTGTAGTTTAAAAAACCACCAAACATCCTAGCAGCCAATTCCACATACTGACTGTAGAAATCATATGTGGCCAGGCCACCTGACTGGTTAAAGTTGATCAGGTACACATTCATCTGTGCTTGACTGAATGGATCAAAGTTTGATCCAAATGGGCCGCTTGCTATACCAAAACTTCGCTTGAAGATCTGTCGTACACTCTGCACTTCCTGTGGAAGAGTGTAGATGTTTTGCTGGTTGACCAGCTGCATGAAGCTATAACTTTCTTCATACGCGGCATTGGCCCGTTGGCGGTAAGTGCCAATGGTCTTTTGATATGCTGCTTCAAAGTGGGCCGGGTCCAGTTCAATGTCAATGATCTGGCTGCCCAGCTGCAGGCGAACATACTCAAAAAGGTTGTTTTTGAGTGTTACTAGGTCTATTTGTTGTTGTTCTTCCATTGGGGACTCCGTCCCCAATATTTAGCCGATTACCAGACCTTGAGGATGATCAAGTTGTCGTTGC